CAACGAAAAAATTTTTCTGTTCCTCCGTTCCCTCGCAAAAAGTTTTTTTTTTTTCTGGAAAAGAGAGCTTAAAATGTTAAAAACGTCGGGCGTAGGCACGTTTAGCCATGTGAAAAATCCACAGGCCACTTTTTGATTTTTTTGTTTTTTAGGGCGAACAGCGGAACATCATCAGAATTCCCTTGAGCAATAAAGCTATTCGTGTTCCCCCTCCGCAATGTAAGACCTGGTGCTCTTTTCCCTAAAATAACATAACAAGGGCGCGGGCTATTTCTGTTCCTTCACCCATATAACAGTGATCTAAAAAAATGTTAAGAAATCATTTATTTATAGGTCATTTGAATCAATTCATATATGGTTCTGTGAGTATCAATCGCATGTGTGCTAGACCCCTCGTAAGTGAAGATTTTCATTCTTGAGACGGGCATTGACTCTCCGAGGACCCCAGATCGATTTTTACTTTTGAATGGTTCCTTTCTATGGTTTATTTATAGGATGTCTTTGGTATCGTAAATATGTATAATTAGTGTTAATTTTCTTTAAGTGAGATCAAAAAAACGATCACAGTGAACGATGAAAAATCGATAAATTATTCCTGAAAGGAAGGGCCTTGCACATAGCCTTTTCCTCTGATTTAATGACGGGTGAGAGGGAGAGAACACAAATGAGTGAAGCGGCCCTTCAATCGGCATTAATAAAGTCTTTGCGTTCCGCCGGCGCCAATGTTGAACGCTTCACAGATATGTTCAAGGCCGGAATTCCCGACTTGATCATTAGCTATGGCGTTTTCGGTGTGTGGCTTGAATTGAAGTGGAACCCTGCCCCGGATCCATTTAAACCACTGCTCCCTGGGAATCTCATTAAACCTCATCAGATAGCCTGGCTCAAGGCCTGGCATCTTAAACCGCTTCCTTGTGCCGTTATGGTGGGCTTCCCTGGGGGTTGGGTATTGGTGCCCATCTCCCAAATTGACCACCTAATAAAACAAAATCTCGCGCTCATTTATTTGCTGGTTCATAATACACCTGTCTCTAAAATCTTGCCTTCATCCTTAATAGCTGCTATTAAAAGAGAGATTTGAAGAAGGGACGGCTTGAGCATTGAATCGGAGCGGAGGCAATTAGCCACGATTTACCCGAGGCGCGGGAACGTTCCGCCCGAATATACGTATGTGCCCGAAACCGAGGAAATATCGGGTACCCGATGGGACCTTTTCTTCGGCCTGCTTGCTAAATCCGGCATCCCTTTTTACGCATGCCAAGAGGCGGACATTGACCCTATCCGCGTTCACGAGCTTCTTAAAAGAGATGACCGATTCCGAGAGCGTTTTGAAATTTGCCGCGAGGTGGGTCTTGGGGCCTTGGAGGCGGAGGCCTTCCGGCGTGCTGTTCATGGTTACGATCAGAAAATTTTCGATAGGGGCGTGGTTGTTGGGTTTCAAACCGTTTATAGTGATAATTTGCTCCAGTTTTTGATGAAAGCCAACATCCCGAAATATCGGGATCGACTGGAGACAACATCCGTTGCCCCGGGCCGGCCCAAGAAAACTTTGTCCACTGCCGAGCTGCAAGCGGAGGTCGATAGGCGCCTGAGGAACTTTAAATGATGAGCGTTGACGAGCAGATTGAATTGCTTGAAGGCCTGGCAGAATTGGGTAGACGTTCTCTTTTGTCCTTTGTAAAATACGTGTTTCAGGGCACAGGTGGCTATAAGGCTGGTTGGTTCCACGAAAAGTTGGCCAACCAGCTTGATCAGTTTTTAGAGGACAGCATTCTGGGCAAATCCCCTCGACTGATAATCCAGGCGCCGCCCCGCCACGGTAAAACAGAGTTGGCATCTCGGGCTTTTCCTGCGTATGCCCTAGGGCGCTATCCGGACTTGCCTATAATCGCGACTTCTTACAGCTCGGACTTGGCGTCGGACAATAACCGGGACGTTCAAAGGATTATTGACAGTGCTGATTATCATTACCTTTTTCCGGAAACGACAATATCCGGGTCTCCCTTTGCTCAGCGCTCCACCCGTGCATATGCATGCAATCTGGATAAATTTGAAATCATTAATCATCAGGGGGAGTACAAGTCAGCCGGCGTCGGCTCGGGGATCACTGGTAAAGGTGGACAGATCCTTTTAATAGATGACCCGATCAAAGATAGTGAGGAGGCGAACAGTAAGACGATTCGAGAATCAATTTGGGAATGGTATCTCAAGACCTTCTACACCCGGGCGGAACCGGGCGCCGGTATCTGTATTATCATGTGTATGGCAGGAGATACCCCCGTAACGATGGCAGATGGGACACGTAAGTATTTGAGGGACATAAAAAAGGGCGATTTAATATTGACATATAAAGAGGGAAAGCAGGTTATCCGAGCCGTGCTAAACCATATGTCCCAAGGTGAGGATGATGTTTTTGAAATTAGAACAGGTAATCATATTGTAAAAGCTAATAAAAAACATCCTTTTTTGACAAAAGATGGATGGGTTAGATTAGAAGACCTTAAAAAAGGAAATAGATTAATATGCTCAGGGCAAGAGAATCATAAAACCAAAGCATTGATTTCTGAAAAAGAAGCATGGCTTTTAGGGTTTATGTATGGAGACGGGTGGATAACCATAAATAAGAAAAAGAATAAGCACAAAGCTACAGGAAAGGTATATTCAGCTCAATCTTTTATCACATGTGTTGCTTTAAAAAAGAGTTCTTTGAAAAACGATAAAATAGAGAAAACTTTTTATGATGTATTTGGCATAAAACTTAAAAAAACAAGATTTGGGTATTATAGAACAGAAGTGGCTAATGTGGGGAGGTGGTTTTTAGAAAGAGGTATAGTTGGGGGGGCTAAGGGGAAAAGATTTCCACCTTGGATTTTTGGGCAATCTCTGTGTTTAAGAATAGCGTTTTTAGAAGGGGTCATTGACTCAGATGGACATGTGAATAAACGGGATAGGGTTGCTCTAAACCTTGCAAATAAAGGTTTATGCGAGGATATTAGAAATTTAGTGAGATCGTGTGGGATGTCTCCCACTAATTTATCAGAATCTACAGCTATTCGACAACCGCCCCATTCGCCCAAACCTATTTTGAGTTATTCATGCAACATTCAGTTTCAGAAAACCATTGATATTTCGGAGTTTAAAACAGCAACGATTAGATCTATAACGTTTAAAGGAAGAGAAGAAGTCTTTGACTTGCAAATAGAAGACACAGAATGTTTTCTCGCAGACGGGCTGGTTAGCCATAACACACGTTGGCATAACGACGATTTGGTTGGGAAGCTTCTTGAAAATATGAGGGCCGGCGGGGAATGGTGGGCCGAATTCAAGTTCCCGGCAATCGCTACACGAGATGAGGAGCACCGCGCCAAGGGTGAGGCATTGCACCCTGAGAGGTATTCCCTTGAGATGCTGGAGCGCATCAAAATAGGCACCTCTGAAAAAATCGGCTGCGGCTCGCGGGCATTCGAAGCGCTTTATCAGCAAAACCCGGTCGCGGCGGAAGGCGATATTTTGAAGCGGGATTTTTGGCGGTGGACCGTGCCCCCGACACCGCTTGAGGAAATGTCTCAACAAGACAGGAAAACGTATCTCAGGGATTTGGGCATTTCAATGATCCTGCAGGCTTGGGACACTGCCCTGGGCGAGAAAAAGCTCAATGACTTCTCGGCGTGTGCGACGTTGGGAATCGCTCAAAACCGTTATTACTTACTGGAAATCTGGAAAGGCCGGATCGAGTTTCCGGATTTGCTCGACGTGATTCAATTGCGTTACGACAAGTGGAAGCCCCAGAAAGTTATTGTTGAGGGCGGAGGAAGCCATGGCGGGAAAGCTGCATACCAGACTCTGAAACGTCAGACTCGACTCCCCATCTTTGAAAAGCCCACGACGTCCAACGACAAGGTTTTTCGAGCTCAAGCTCTTGCCCCTCACCTGGAGGCGGGGCGGGTTTATATGTTCACGGGGTCTCCTTGGGCGGGGGACTTCGTTGATCAATGCGCGGATTTCCCAAACTTGAAGAATGACGATGATGTAGACTCATTTATGATCGCATTAGAAACTGCTATTGGCGGGCCGAAAAAATTGGTGGTTACGACTCAAATGCTGGAGATGGCGGCGCGGGGTTAAAAATGCTATTTAGGAAACCGGCTTTCTGGATTGATTGGCAAAATCGGCGGTATGCAGCCCGGCAATTTTCGAAACAAATGGCATATGACACAGCCCTGGCTGAACGCCGTCGAAGAAATACATTGGCCGTTTCGGAAGCCCTTGCAACGGCTCAAGCGAAGCTGGAGGATAAAGGGGGCTTGTTTCAGCCATTGTTTAAAATAGCCCCCTACACTCCGCCAAATAGGGTTTGTCCCTCTGAGCATGTTTTGGCAATGGACGCGAAGCTGGCCATGGACGAATTCACTCAGATGAATCAGACCATGGAGTTCTCTGGCCAGACCCCGGGGGTCTACGGATACAACGGTTTCCCGGGCTTTCCTTTCTTAATTCAATTGCAACAGCTCTCCGAGTATAGGGATTTGTCGGAGCGAGCTTCCGGGGAAATGGTTCGAAAATGGGTTAAACTCTCTTCTCGATCTAATAGCAAAGATAAATCAGATATATTGACGGATCTTGAAAAAGACATGGAATTGTTTAAGATCAAGGACCTTTTCAGGGAATGCGCTATTTTAGAGGCATCCATGGGAAGGGCGATGCTGTTTATAAACCTTGGGGATATAACGGGACCCGAGCTGGCAACACCTTTGATATTAAGTGAGTATAAGATCTTAAAAAACACATTAAAAGGATTCAAAGTAATCGAGCCGATAACCACGTATCCAGCCGCGTATAATGCCGTGAACCCGAAGGCGTTTGATTATTTTAAACCTGAGTCCTGGTTCATTTATGGGGATAAGGTCCATACGACGCGACTGCTAACCTTTGTAGGTAGGCCGCTTCCGGATCTGTTGAAACCTGTCTATAATTTTTCAGGGATGTCCTTATCGCAACTGGCAATACCGTATGTGTCCTATTGGTTTTCAACGCGGGACAGTGTTGGGAGATTACTGAAAAATTTCAGAACGGCATGGCTAAAAACGAATCTAGATGCGACTTTAGGGGCTAGTGGGGAAGGTTTAATCCAACGACTCA